CCCCCAGCTGGTGCTGGTGGGCACACCCGACTAGATGCAATGATTGGAAATCATTGTATCTAACCTTTAACTTATCAAAACCATAAGAGTATGGTTACCCCAGGTTAGTTCCTGTCCACATAAAAATGGGCTACACAGGAACTCTTTTCATTCCCTTGAGTATCCACGGTGGGTACTCTCGTAGAACTACTAATGTAGGGATATAAGCCGCGCCTCAATAAATAGAACTTTCACAAAGGCTAGGCTCATTGTGTGTTCGTACCTATTGAGGGAAAGACCATTAAAAATCCTAGTTAATAACAATAACAAAATGTCAAGAAATCTGTATACAACAACATGAAATATGTTGAAGCTCATATTCCCGAACATTAAGATTGTCAACTATGTGCCTCCAATGTTTAAATTAATCTCGCGATTAATGAAAAACAATGGAACCTTATTCACAGTAAAGTACCTTAAACAGGTACGCTTACATGTAACAAGGTATCTAGCAGGGAGACCATTGTTTCAAACAATGTCTTCTCGCTAGATAGTACAGGTTGACCTACTGCTATCAATTTTCTTAAGCCTCTAGCTGATGGAAGCCTTATAGAGAAGAAATTACTTCTTACTCTATTAGGTTTATCCAGAAGCCTGAGACCTAAGAAATCAGAAGTGATCCCAATTGATCTTAAATCAATTACAGATCCTTATAAGGGAAAAGGGTATATAATACCAAACTCTCATATAAAGAAATGAGTTGATTCAAGACAAGCCCGAAAGGAGATAGAAGGATTCTCATTAAAAAGTATTTTCTTTTCAATGAAATCCGGACCAAATGGACCGGCAACATTGACTATACCACGTACAATTCTGTATATGGGATACGATATGTTCCACAGTCTATCAGTCCTTCCAAATCTTGACGGGTTCAATTGAGTTTGTCGACTTTACAAATTGTGTTGGGAGAAGGATCTAAACAAAATGGAAGTATCTACCAAACCAGATAGCCCAAGAAATTGAGCCACTAGTCGTAGACTTTCCATCGTTAGGGATCCTGAGTGTAAGATGAGAATTATAGCCATATTTGACTATATATCTCAATTGGCTTTAACACCAATTTCTGACAGACTTTTCGAGATTCTTAAATCTCTAAAGACTGATAGAACCTTTACTCAATCTCCTTTCCACAACTGAGAAGTTAACAATGAACACTACTGATCTATAGATTTAAGTTCCGCTACAGACCGTTTCCCACTGGAATTCCAAACTCGAGTGTTATCTTATATCTTTAGTGATAAAAGGTTTGCACAGAGTTGGGCCAATTTATTAATTGGACCACAGATACTTGATTTGGATGGAAATCCAATCAAATATTCTGTTGGGCAGCCAATGGGAGCAAAGTCTAGTTGACCTGCATTTGCCATTTCTCACCACATCTTAGTGGATTTCTGTGCAACACTAGAAGGATATACTGATTTCGATCAATATATACCTCTAGGTGACGACATTGTCATTAAAAATGACAAAGTTGCCAACCGTTACATGGAAACCCTAACTAAGATTGGTGTGGAGGCATCCGTCGCAAAGACACATGTATCGAGAGATACTTATGAATTTGCTAAAAGATGAATCCATAATGGTAAGGAAATAACTGGGTTACCAATGACGGGGATTATTGATAATATCAATAACCCTTTCATCGTATGGTATATCCTTTTGATCATTATATGATCAAAGGAAATACATACATAGCTCCGTTAGGTCCTGACAAGTTGGTAGTGAGCTTTTATTCGAAGGTAGCACTCTGGTATAAGACTAAGAAGTGAATTAAACGTTCACCTCTTAGCTATACTGGGGTACTATCACAGATCAGTAATTTCAGTTTTGTCATGCGTATCCTCTTTAACTTAAGTAGTTATGACGAAAGACGTAAGTTTTTCGCAAAACACTTAAAAGAAGAGATATACATGATCCCTACTCCAAGTACAATCCAGTCTGAATTAGACCGGGTATTTGGTGATGGAATGAACTGAATGGTGTTCAAGGCAGTAAAGAAAATCGATACTATATTCAAGGATCTCGGAAAATTTCTGAGACAATGAAAATAGAACGATCTTTACTACCCCATATGCCTATATGGGAAGCTCTTAAGAATCGAGTTGATAGTTTAACAAAAACTACAGAACAAGATTCTGAAAGGTGCAACCTTAAAAGATATGGTTAAAACACTTCTCTTGGTTGATATTGATTCTGTTTCTCAATACCAATTTGGACGAGAGTCAATGACTCTTTCTTGAATTGGTGGAGAAGTTCTCTTGTTGATTTCACAATTTGGTGAGATCTAGCCTTTGGAACGGTATATTCCGGATCAAAGGCCAGATGCTTTGCCACAATT